AAGAGAGCGGGTTAGTTTTAGTCAACTGCTAATAATTAGCTAGTTGCTCCAGCTTCACCCATGATACCGCGCACGACAACGAGGCCGTACATATCGGGACGCACCATCTTCTTGGCGTACCGAGTCATCACGCCCTTGCGGGGCACGAAGTCTTCGGGTCCAAAGATGGTAGGTGTGGTCTGCAGTGGCACATAAGGCGCGTACACATATCCGCTTTCAAGGAAAGAGGAGCCGCGACGTCCAACCAAGACAAGCGAACGTGGGAAGTAGGGGTCTACTAACACGTCAAACTTCTTGGAAAGGCTTCCGACACGAACGGCGCCAATGGAGCCCTTCTCATCGTCAGCTGTGACACTTGCACGGAATCCGGCAGTGAACTCAAGGATGTTGGCAACCTCGGGTCCGCAGACTACGAAGTTAGCACCACCACGAAGAGTCTTTCTGTGGATTTGTGCAGACACATCATTGATGGTCTCAGCAAGAGTCTCATACCACTCGCTCACTGTACCTGTAAAGTCAGGGGCAGCAGAGCTAGCACCAATCTCTTGACCAGTCTCACGATTGACGAAGAGGCCTGGAGCACGAGACCAATAGTAGGTTGCAGCCTTAGCACCCTGGATGAGGTCGACAAGGATTTCCTGATCAATCTCAAGAGCAATCTGCTCCGAAAGGATACTAGTAAGCTCAACCTCAGCATCAAGGTTGTGGTAGGCATTAAGATCTTGTCCTAATTCCGGAGTCCACTTAGCCTTCAGCTTCTTGGTCATCGCGGTAACAGCGATGGAATCCACCTTGATGTCAATCTCGGGGATACGTGGGTTGTTTTCAAGACCCCACTCGGTCGTACCAATGATAGAACCAAGAGCGTTGCTCGTGGTGAAGTTATCATCGATGGCGAACGAGACACCAACGTTGGTCGAAGCCGAGATAGAGCAGATGCCATCTGTGCCGTCACCACCAGCGGTGCCGTGAAGCGTAGCCGAACCACTAATTCCAGCCCACACCATTGTAAACTTATAATTAGAGGACGAAGGATCATTCTCCGTCGAACCGCTAGAAACGCGAGTCAAGCGACGAACGATATTAGTGGTGTTGAGACTGGAGTCTCCAGCAATACTGTCTACACGCATCGCAATGAGATCCTGAATGTTAAGCTGCGCAAGGCGAGCCGATCCGGTCTGCTCAAAGACTGCGACGGTCGAACCAGAGAGGTCCACATCGTAAAGCGTGAGCTTGTCAAGCGTAGATTGTGCAGTAACACTCAAAGGACAAGCGCCGGCGCCGGGCTGTGCACCTGCAACACCGGTCTGGATGAGAACCCAACCAGCAAGTCCTGTACCAGCCGGCGACAATGGAGTCGAGCCAGTCGGCGAGGAGTAACCATTGTTAAGTGCGTAGGGGCCACCCTCAGCACCACTCAAGTTACCTGCAAGATTCACACCACCAGTGATCTGAGATCCAACGACCTGTCCACCATACAGGGAGCCTTCATCAGGGCCATAACCCAAACGAGGAAGTCCTGCACCATCCGTAGATGTGGTGAAATCCAGGAAGAAGATGAGTCCACTAGGAAGACTCATCGGCTGAACACTAACAAGATCGTTAGCGATCAGACCCGCGAAAACGCGGCGGACGATAGGGAATGCGACAGCTGCGAAGCCCTCAACACTACCACCGGCCATTGTGCTATTCTCACGGAGAAGCTCTTTAGCTTGATTCTCAAGCAAACGAGCCATAGCATTCTTTTTACGGTCATTTCCGATACCCTCTAAGAGTCCGGTGCGCTCCCACTTTGAAATCAAAGCGTGACCTTCTGCGCGCATATCACGATTAACGATACCTTCCGTTAATCTTTCAACAATACCAGCCATTTTAAATCACCTCCTTATATAATATAATGATTTTTATTTTATTCCAGCTAATCTCTTCATGCGATCCTGAAAGGGATCAGAAGAGGGCTCCTCATGACGAGAAGCGCGAATTATAGAAGAACTAGAACGACGATTAATTGCCTCGCTCAGCGATTGAGGTCCGCGCTTAGGCGTAGACTGCACTGTGCTTTGAAGCGTATCAAAAATCGTACGTGCTTCCATAACTGAACCGGCGCGTGAAATAGCTTCGACAATCTTTTCTTTTTGTCGCTCATTTAAGGAGGTATTTCTCAATACACGGTTCGTGTAAAGCAAGCGAGCATTAGAAAGATTTACATCTTGTAATCCCTCTTTCAGCTGTATAGTTGCTTGCTTATATTGTGTGTTTTGCTCTTTCAGTTGTTTATTCTCAAAAACTAACTCTTCTTGAGCTTTTTTCAAAATCTCTAAATCTTTTTGTATATCGGTGCTGCGGCGATGGGCCATTTCTTTCTCCATCTCCCATTTCATATCATACTGAGAGCGGCCGGCCCACCCAGAAAGGGAATCACCCATATCAACGGTAAGCTTCTCTACGATAGCCTCGATCATTTCTTCGCTGTAGACTCCTTCTTGGAAGGCGCCGCGCTGAGCCTCGTCTTCTGATTTGGTTGCGGCGGCGGATGCAGCGAGAGCCCCAGCAGAAGAGGATCCTTCAGAGTCATCATCATCAGATTCCGAATCTTCATCTACATCGTAGAGATCTTCGGCTCCTTCTTGATCATCTTCATTTAAGATGGCAGCAATATCTTGCATATCCAGTTCAAATTGCTCGTTCTCGTCTAATTCGGTCTCCAATTCGGTGATTGCTTCTTGGAGGGCGTCAAGATCTACATTAAACTCTACGGGTTCTCCCGATTTTGGGAGGCCCCGGAGACCGGTGCCAGACGCGCCACTAAGGCCATCTGTAGCCGCAAGGGGGATGTCTTCAACAATTTCAGTCTCTTCGGGAGAAAGCTCATCCTCTCCGGCGCCGAGTGGAGCGGCGGGGGAGGCTTCTGTTTCGGCGCCAAGGCCAAGGTCGCCTAGGCCGCCACCTTCTTCGCCGCCGAGATCGCCTCCTAAATCCAACTCATCTTGCTCTAAAAGGCTGTTTAGGGTATTGCGTACCTCTACCGAATACTTATCAATGATAGTGGTCTCAGCGCTCTTTAACGCAGCTTCGCGTAGTGCTTTGGCATCCACGATTGCTTCTTTCAATAAATCAGACATTAAAGGGCTCCTAAAAAAAATACTAATTCAAAATAAATAGTGACATTCACTCTAAAACGCCAATATTATGAGCCACTTCGGTTTATAATCCACCACTTATTTCCATCCGACTGTAGAGTTCGCACGGAATAGTTAGATGTGAGACTCAATTCAGTCCTAAAGTCAATTGTTTCACCCTGGCTTCGAACAACAAGAGCGTACCCCCCTTTTACTTTATATTTGTCTTTATCTGAACATATTTTCTTTATAGTTAACACCCGGCCGGGACAATCTTTGGCGCGAGGAAGCACAGCTATAATTTTATTATCACCAGTATCAAACAACACGGTATTATCTTTAGGATCAAAATTATATTTTGAAACCGAGACGGTTTTTACGGCACGAAACAGGGCGCCATTCACTTCCAAGTCGCCGTGAGTGGTGCAGCGCGTCGAGATATCTACATTTAAAGAGACAAGATCACCCTTAAGAGAAAGGGTGGAGCTACGAGGATCAAAAGTTAGTTGAGGGCTTCCCTCAAATTCTTTATTTCCCCTATATTGTAAGCTATTGCGTACGCCGGCAGGGTGAGGTACTTTCTGTTTAATATATCCCTCATACAAATTCTGCATAGTCGAATGGCGAGGATCGCCCCGACTCATATCTTGCAGAATTACTAAATCCCCATCACTAATATTTTGCCCCTTCTCTTGAATATCTAAAGATTTCTCAAAATTAAGAGTAAGCCTGTTGTTTTTAAAACCCAGTCCTCCATTTACGACGGGATATACTGAGACCCCACTGGAATCTACTTTAATGCCCGGGCCATTTTCTACTCTCAGCTGTAATCCGTCAGCATCTCCATAGAGGCCATGGCCACAATTAATTGAACGCGCGGGAACCAACCCTGCTATATGCATGGCAGACAGATCTTTAAGGCCCCCCGCGGATCCGCTATACGCGCCGGCTATAATACGCGGGGCAATAAAAGATTTACCATCAAACGTAAGATTGTAGTGGCTCTTGGCTATTTTGTCTCCCTCATAAGTCATAAGACCCCTTGGTGATTCTGAAACGAGGGTGCTGATCGCCACTCTATTTTCAGTGGCGCAAGGGCTCTCAGCATCAGTGTCATAAAAAACACTAGCGCTTATTACATTTTTAAATACCTTGACTCCTTCTATCTCTTGATCGCCATGCTGATCAACGGATCCAGATACGGTCCCTTTGTGAAGATTATATGCCATGATTTATCCTAGTTTCGTAAATAAGTAGTTTTAAAAAAAAAGGAA